GTTCACGCCTGGGACGGGGACTACGTTAGAGCTCGGCAATGTGGCTGCGGTTGAGGGGCTGGGTACTGCTTACAGTGCCGGGTCGGCATCTGCGATAGCGGCTGGTGTTGCGACAGTGTTTTTCCATCTTTACGGACCTCGCGATTTACAGGTTGGGGCCGGCGGATGGGCAGAAGCGGCCGAGTTTTCCGCGTTGGATGATGCGCAAGGTACAGAGTACCAATTTCAAACCGGCGCCGGTTCTTTGACGGGCGATGGTTCTGGCGAAAGCCCTACTGTGTACAACATCGCGCAGCTTGCGATATTCGATGAGGCTGAGTTAGGAGGAGAACCTTCGACTGGGCCTGTAGGGTTGATCTCACAGCGCAACCGCCGGCATATCGGGCGCGCCATGTGATAGACTTTTCCGTGCTGCGAGAGTGGCTTAAAGAGGCCGAGTGGCGACACAAGCACGGTCCAGGAACCGATTACTGGGTATGGGACGTCAGCGAAAAACTACCCGGATGCGCGCGCGCGTTCTTTCTCAAAATCTGCCCTGGTGGCATGGTGCATAAGCACGTTGACGGTGGGCAGACAGTGACCACCCACTATTGCGTGGAAACCAATGACCAAGCCGTGATGGTGTTCGGGGGTGAGGAAATCCGCTTGAAGCCTGGCGAGTCTCGAGTCGTTGACCGCACGATAGAACACTACTCAGAGAACAACGGCGACACCGACCGTATTCACCTGCTAGTCGAGGTAGCCAAATAATGGTAGCCGGTGTCCTTGTCGCCAACCTCGTCAGCAGTAAGCGTCTAGAGATACGAAACGGCGAGCAACGAATCGTCGTTGATCGAAAGCGCGAGTCGTTGTTTGTACCATTCGTCGGCGAGATGCGCGCTAGGTTCCGTGGGGACCGCGTGTATATACTGCTCGGGTCAAAAATGCTAGAAATGACCACTCCGATAGCAGCTAAGGTGGGGTTTGCTCTTACAAAGAACGGCGGCGCCTGTTTCTACCAGGGTGACGTTGTTTCGTTTCAGATCGGGGGAGAGGAATTCTGTTTGTTGCCCGAGACCGCCCTACAGCTTGGCGGAGTCATGCTGAGAAAGACAGACCGGGCGGATGATTGGCAACGCGAAAACCCTAGGAGGGTAATGCAATGATCGGGCGAATGTATGGATTTGGAATTGAAGCGCAAGCGCAGACGACGGCGAAAACACTGATGGAGCTCGCCTCGGCGGCTGATGGTGTGACGCTGCTAGAGAGAGCGAATATCGGGCAGTCGAGTTTCGACACGTCTGAGAATCTTTCGGCCAGAATTCAGCGCATCACGACAACGGGTACGGGCACGACCTCGACGTCGGGTGTAGCGCCGTTCCAAGTCGGTGACGCTGCTTTCGGTGGAGTGCTCGAGACCAACTCGACGATTGAACCGTCGTACACCGCGAGCACCGTCCTGGTAAGCCAAGGGTTCAACTGTCTATCCGGTTGGTTGTGGACGCCGGCCAATGACGACGAAGTGGTTGTGATCTCGCCGTCTGCGTTGGTGGGGATCAAGCTCAACACGACCGCGACCAGCATGACCTTTGACTACGGGATGACCTGTCGAGAAATCGGCGGCTAGTCAATGGCGAAGCTCTCAGTAGGGCAGCGGGTTGAGATCGCTTTTAACCCGCAGACCCCTGATCCGCGCGTCCCGCAGCAGTGTGCTCCTTGGGTAGACAGCAAGGGCAGGCAGCACGCGGCAGCTCCTGGTATTGGCGTGTACCAGACCAAGGCGGATCACGGCGAGGTTTTAGAAGTCCTCGAGAGCGCGGATGGGTGCTCTTACCTCGTCGCCGTTGAACTGTCGCGACCGTACGAGAGAAGCGGAAAGACGCTGTATGCCAACTCCGTGAGGCAGCGTGTTATACCGGAGGCGAAACTCCGTGCATTGAGCTAGCAGATGGCCACAACCGGCAACGTATTCCCCACTGCCGGCGCTACCGTAGACCGTGCTGGGTCTACGCTTTGGACCAATCCTGGCAACGTCGTTAGCGATAACGCGACGAATGCCACTAGCACGGTTCCTACTGACTACCTCGTAACGTCCGGTTACGGGTTCACGATTCCGCTAGACGCGACGATTCTCGGCGTCACGGTTCGTATCGAGATGTCGGAGACCGGCTCCGGCTCGTCGAACTACATTCCGCAGTTACACAGCAACACGACGCCCACTCTCATCGGCGCGGCGAAAAGCGCGATTACCATCACGACTGGGCCGACGATCTCGACCAGCGGTAGTGCGACAGACCTTTGGAGCGCGGCGCTAACCCCAGCGATCGTCAACGCGGCCGGGTTCGGCGTTTCGATCTGGTCAACCGACACGATCAACGGCCTGCAGTGCGATTTCGTCACAATCGCGATTGAGTACTCGGTTCCGAACCTGTGGGATGGCCGGGTCAACTTCCGCAAGCGCAAGAACTACACCAATCGGCGGCTACAGCAGCTCAAGCTACACGAGACGGACGAAGTAACCGTCCCGCCATCGGCTGATCGGACGCTAGAGGTTCCGTTTCAGACCCGCTTTACCCGCGTCAGGCGGGCTCTGTCGATTGGTTGGGGCGATGCGCTCACTGCCCAAATCCCACAGGTTCCGCAGCCCGTCACAGCTTGGATGGAGCCGATTACCAATCGTCGGCGGGATATCAGCCGACTTAACCGGCCTCTTCCGCAGGCAGAGCAGATCACCTACCCCGAAACGCCCCCTGCGGCGACGGTCGGGTCAGCGGTTACCTTCAAGACGCGAATAGTCCCGTCGCGCCGGCAGTATTCGATTGGGTGGACGCCAGGAATGGTGGCGCCGCCGGTCGTCGTCGTGGAGCAGCCTGTATCGGCCTGGCTGCCTACGTTGGTCATTCGGCGAAAGGAAACCAGACGCAAGCTCATCGTACTGAGTCACAAGGAAATCGAGCAGTACACGCCCCCGGTAATCGCTTGGTTCGAGCCGCCGAAAGCCATCAAGGTCGAATACCGCCGTGTTTTGCAGCAGCTCTTGTTTATCAAGCTGCCCCCGGCGATTGGGCCGCCAGCCTGGGCAACATATCAGCGCGCTCCGACCTCTCAGGATAGGCGCCTACTGCGACTCCCGCAGCACGACAGTTATCCTCAGACGCCGCCCTACCCGTCCTGGCTCGAGCCCAAGACCAATCGAGTCAAGCGGTCGCGCAAGCTGCAAAAGCTTGGGCATCCTGACCTCTCACCCGCTACACAAATCCTCCCAGCCTTTGAGCCGGTTGGATTCCATCGACGCCGAGAGACGACCAGAACCCTCAGGCTAGAGCAGGAGCTCAACTACTACCCAGCTACTCCTCCGCCAGAGGTTCCCTTCCCGTCATGGGGTGGACTGGCGACGAACCGGACAGGCCAGTCCAGGAAGCTGCAGAGCCTACCGGAGCTCAACGTCTATCCGGCCACGCCGGTTGTGACTACGGTCGAGATTACCGCGGTCACGCTTGTTACCCAGAAACGCCGCAAGTCACGTCCGGGCATATTCCAGACCGGTGGACAACTGGTAGAGGCGCACCCCGAGCCGTCGCTGCTCAATTTCTCGCCCACTGGCTACCACTTCCGGAGGGACATCAAGCGGACCTTACAGCCACAGGCTCCGCAGATCACTTACCCACAGACCCAGCCGATTCCGATAGCGGCGCTCATTGTCGTTAACAACAAGCGTCGCAAGTCACGCCCTGGGATATTCCAAACTGGTGGCTTGTTGGTCGAGGCTCACCCTGAGCCTTCTACTTTCAACTTCTCGCCGACCGGCTATCACTTCAGACGAGCGACTGAGAGGAGATTACAGCCGGCAGATCCTCAACTGCTGTTCCCGGCCACTCCGCCGATCACAACGACCGCATTTACGCTCACCGGGTATCACTTCCGCAAAGCCACAGAGCGGAGGTTACAGCCTGCTGATCCGCAGTTGCTGTATCCGGCCACCCCTTCTACCCCAGAGCAGTCGCCAACAGCCTACCTGCCTACCGGCTACTACTTCCGAAAGGCTACTGCGAGGCGGCTGCAGGAACAGGCTCCGCAGATCACTTATCCACCGACTCCGGCAGTGGTCGAAGAACCGCGGCTAGGTGGGGACGACAGGATCAGGCGCAAGAGCCCACACAAGGGCCACGACAAGAAGCGCGCGCAACTCAAGATCACCGAAGAACAACGGTTACTGGCCGACATTCGGCGCATGTACCGCCAGCTCCAAGGCATTGAGGAACTAGCGCCACAAGCCGAAGCGATCCTTGCACCTATCGTTCAGCGTGACGAATCGCTCGAAGCCTACACCGCGGTTAAGCTCAAGCTGATCGAAGCACGGCTCGAAAGCCTCGCAAGTCTCGGAACCGAGGCTGAAATTGCCCTGCGTTTGCTGTATCGTGAGCTTGAAGAGATGATCGAGCGCGACGATGAGGACGCAGTGTTGCAGGCGCTTGCGCTGTTGCTATAAGTCACTGACTCGTCAAATATCTACCGATAGACTATGTCTAGAACCAAGGGCAGCAAGAACAAAGTAGGCAGCACCGCCAAAGACAACATCGTTGCGGTGTTCGACTTGATGGGCGGTCGCAAGCAAATGGCCAAGTGGGCCGCGTCCAATGAGACCGAGTTCTACCGGCTCTATTCCAAGCTGATCCCCGTGGAGCAGCATGTGTCAGGGTCTCTAGGCACCTACGAGGCAATCCCCGTTGAGCAGCGTGATGATCTCGTCGCTAACCCCGTGGAGAGCACAACCGGGGCCGCAACTAACGGCCATCAAGCGACACACCATTGACGAGCTGTTCTATGGTGGTGCTGTAGGCGGTGGCAAGAGCGACTTTCTGATTGGAGACTTCGCCCAAGACGTGCCCAGCCCTTGGGGCTCTCACTGGCACGGCATCCTGTTCCGTAAGACTTATCCCGAGCTCGAAGACCTCATAAGCCGCAGCCAGGAGATTTACCCCGGTTGGTTCCCTGGTGTTCAGTGGCTAGAGTCAGACAAAACGTGGCGCTGGCCCAATGGTGCAACGCTCAAGATGCGGTATCTGGAGTCAAGCACTGACTGGATGCGCTACTGGGGTCACGCCTACACGTGGATTGGATGGGACGAGCTTCCTACTTGGACTGACATGCTGGCCTATACCAAGATGAAAGCCAGGCTCAGGTCCGCACATCCGGTGCCTAACAAGCGCATTCGAGCTACAGGCAACCCAGGCGGGCCAGGGCATCACGCGGTCAAAATGTACTGGAAGATCGACCAGTATCCGCTCGGTGGGCATGTGTTCGAACAAGGCGGTATGAAGCGGCTGTTCATCCGTTCACGCTTGCAGGATAACCAGCTATTGCTCGCCAATGACCCGAAGTACTCCGAGCGCCTAGCTGGCTTGGGCAGTCCTGATCTAGTCAGGGCGTGGCTCGAGGGCGATTGGAGCGTGGTTAGCGGGGCCTTCTTTCCTGAGTTCAGCTCCGGGCACATCCTCGAGCCCTTCGAGATACCTAAACACTGGGTGCGGTTCCGCTCGATGGACTGGGGATCGGCTAAGCCGTTCGCTGTTAACTGGTGGGCAGTGAGCGATGGTGAGTTACCCGAGGTTCCACGTGGAGCGATGATCAACTATCGCGAGTGGTACGGGATGCAGGAAGGGCAGCCGAACGTGGGTCTTAAGCTCACTGCCGAGGAAGTGGCGGACGGTATCTTGCTGCGTGAGGCACAGGACGAGAAGATCGATATGTCGGTCCTAGACCCTTCCGCCTTTGCGGTGAACGGTGGGCCGTCGATTGCTTCACGGATGGCTGGGCGGAAGGCGTACTTTCAGCTCGCCGACAACAAACGCGTGTCGCAACGTGGAGCGCTATCGGGGTGGGATTTGGTGCGTCATAGGCTGAAAGGGGACGATGCACCTATGATATATTTCTTCTCGACGTGTACCGAAACCATTAGGACGCTTCCAGCGTTGCAGCATGACGAGATGAGACCCGAGGACGTGGACACGGACGGCGAGGACCATGCGGGGGACTCGGTTCGGTATGCCTGTTCATCTAGGCCGTGGATACGCAACGCTGCTCACACTCCGCCTCCCAAGTTCCCGATACAGCAGAGCGTGCGCGAGATCATCGACGGTCGGCGGCGCAAGAGGCTAGGCGATGGCTGACTCAGACGTTAGCGAGTTCCACGCCAAGACCACTGCTGAAGTGGAGGCCAAGCCGCAGGGCGTGGTCAAGCGATGGCTGTCAGAGATCGAGATTTACGACAAGAGCCACGCTGACTGGCACAAGGAAGCCAAGCGCATTTGGGACATTTACGAGGGCAAGGAATCCAAGGCCAATAGCTTCAATATCCTGTGGTCAAACACCGAGACCCTAGCGCCTGCTGTCTACAACTCCACGCCTAACCCAGACGTTCGCAGGCGGTATCGGGACAAGGACCCTGTAGGCAAAGCTGCTGCCACGGTGATCGAGCGGGAGTGTTCATACCAGCTCGACCAGTACGACTTTGACGCCTCGATGCACGATCTGGTGTTAGACGTGCTGATTGCTGGCCGTGGCGTGTCGTGGAAGAAGTACGAGCCCTCTTTTGCACCCCAGACAGCACCCACTGCTGGAGACGCCAATGCACAAGTACCTCAGGAGCCTGCAGCACCCTTAGAACGCATCACGGACGAGACGCTCGAGAACGAGCACGTGCAGTGGGACAAGTTCCGCCATGGTCCGGGTAAGCGATGGAAGGACGTCACGTGGGTATCTCGTGACCATGACTTCACCTACGATATGGCTGCGGAGAAGTTCGGCGAGGAAGTAGCCGACCTGCTCGAGTTCAGCGACACGGAAGGTTCGGTCAAGAAGGCCGACAAGGACGAGACGAAGCGCATTTTCAAAACTACTGTAATCCACGAGATTTGGGACCGTGACCAGCGCAGAGTGCTGTTCATTGCGCCTTGCTACAAGGAACAACCGTGTCTAGTCGTTGAGGACCCTCTCAAACTTCGTGGATTCTATCCGTGTCCACGTCCAGTGTTTGCCGTGCACAACTCACGCACGCTTGTACCTACTCCACCCTATCGGATGTACGAGCAGCAGGCCAAGGAGCTTGACCGGGTATCGGGGCGGATTAACAAGATCATTGAGGCCCTAAAGGTTCGAGGCGCTTACTCTGCGAACCTGCCCGAGGTAGCCAATATCCTCGGAGCTTCAGACACCGACATGGTGCCTGTGGCGAACGTGTCGGAGGTTGCCTCATCGGGCGGGCTGGACAAAGCCATCTGGCTCATGCCTTTGGACGTGCTCAAAGGGGCGTTGGACTCGCTCTATCTCGCACGTGATCAGATCAAAGCGACCATCTACGAGATTTCAGGTATCGGCGACATCATGCGGGGGATTACAGACCCCAACGAGACCAAGGGCGCCCAGGTGCTCAAATCTCAGTGGGGATCGCTTCGCTTACAGAAGATGCAGCGCGAGGTCCAGCGATACGTTCGGGACTTGACCAGGCTAGACGCTGAGATCATCGCCGAGCGGTTCTCGATGGAAACGCTGATGCAGAGCACGAACGTCAAGCTACCAACGGCGCAGCAGAAGCAGCAAGCGCAGATGATGGCGCAAATGGCTGCCCAAATGGGCCAGCAGCCACCTCCTGAGATGATGGAAGCGCTCGAGCAGCCGTCGTGGGAGGAAGTGATGCAGCTCTTGCACACCGACGCTTTGCGATCCTGCCGGATCGACATTGAAACTGATTCGACGGTGGCCGAAACAGTGACTCGTGACATGGAAGGGCTCACAGAAGTCGTTACGGCTTTGGGTGGCTTGATCGCCGGAGCAGTCCCCGCAGTTCAAGGCGGCATGCTCACAGTCGAGTCGGTTAAGGAGGTGGCTATGGTCATCGTTCGTCGGGCACGCCTTGGGCCGGCTGTAGAGGACGCCATAGACCAAATGAAACCCCCGGCCATGCAAGCTCCACCCCCTGAATTGGCTCAAGGCCAGCAGATGCAGCAGGAAGCGCAGGAGAAGGAGCAGGGGGTCAAGCAGCAGCAAATGGAGCTCGGCTTCCAGCAGCAGGGTATGGACTTGCAGCAGCGCGAAGCTCAGCTAGCGCAGAAAGAAGCCGCCTTCCAACAGCAGCAAGAGCTACAGGCCCGTGATGCTGAGATGCAGAAGCAGCGCGATGAGATGATGGGCGTGGACCATGGGGAGTTTGCGCAGAAGGCTGAGGCAGTCGCTCAACAGCAGCAGCAGGTCGCTGAGGCGGTCGTTCAGGGGCTACAAATGGTCCTTCAGGGGATGCAGACCGTACTTGGGCAGATGCAGCAGTCCACCGAGCAGACCACTGCGGTTACTACGGCTTTGCTCGAGGCGATGAACAAGCCCAAAAAGATCAGTTTCGAGCGTGGCGAGCAGGGTAGGATTACGGGCGCCACGGCGACGATTAACTAGGAGGCTCTATGGCTGACACGGACTTGGCTTTGCTTTTAGACGCGGACTCGACCGGCAACGGAATCCGCATCATTACCCGGACCGGCGGAGCTACGGATACGCTGAGCCACTACTACGTTGTGCCGAGTCAAGGCTACGCCGGCCATGCGCGATGGGTGTCTGTGACTCGCACGGACACGGACGCCGACAAGAACACGGCCATAAGGGCGGCGCTTGCGTAGGAAGTTCGTGCAAGTTCCTGGCGGTGACCTGGTCGAGGTCACGCCTGGCTATCAGGTGCCAAAGCGCGAGGCACCGATGGTGCAGGCTGACTTGCCCGACTACCAGTCGCCGATCGACGGCCGGATAGTCCACGGTCGCAGAGGTAGGCGAGAAGACCTCAAGCGCAGCCGATGCAGGCCATATGAGGGACGAGTTCAAGAGGAACAGGAAGCAGCCCGCCAGCGGGCCTACAACGAGCAACGCGACGATGCGCGGCTAGACGAGCACGCACGCCGAGCCTATTACTGCCTGTCGCCAGATCAGCGCAAGGTTCTTGAGGGACGCTAGGTGCCAGATTCTCGCAACCAGCTGCTAGCCAAACGACTGATGGCGAATCTGTTGCCGGTGGTAGCGCCGCAGAGTACAGGGACGTATCTGCAACCAGATCAGGAAGCGGCTTACCGGCAGTGGATGAACCAAATCGGGCACACCTACGAGCAAGGCTTCGAGGTCAGTCCGCAATACTCTGGGAACAATTACGACTACCGCGGTTTTTATTCCAAGTACGGTGCGGTGCCGTTAGACGCTGGGCAGCATCTCACTGACGAATACAAGCTACCGAGCCATCCGACTTTCAGCGACGAAAGCATCTATGCCAAGGGGCGAGCGGCACCCTATGCAGGCTCGTGGCATGGCGAATACTACACGCCGTCGGCAGTAGTTCAGGCAATGTTTGGCAAGCGTCCGTTTGAGTCAAAATGATGGAGAATCGATGAGCGACACCGAAACGGCCCCGATCGAGACCACTCCCGATCAGGCCATGGAAGCGACGATCCGCGATGAGTACCGCAAGCTAACCACGGAGGCCCCAGCCGATGACACTGCGCCGCAGGAGGAAACGCCCGCCGCCCCCGTCGTCGAAACAGCGAAAGAGCGGGTTCGAGGACCAGATGGAAAGTTCACGAAGGGTGACAAGCCTGCTGACAGCGGAGTGGTTGCGGCTGCTCCTGTTGCCGAGACCAAGCCATACGACGCCTACCCTTCGAGCTGGAAGAAAGACCACGAAACCACGTGGAAAGGCATCCCCGAGCCCGTCCGTGCTGAGATCCACCGACGGGAGCAAGACTTCCTTAGTGGGCTGAAGGAGTACAAGGAACCGGCTGCGTTCGGTAAGGCTCTGGCTGCAGACTTACTGCCGCACCTCGACACGTTCCGCCGGCTGAACACCACTCCGCAGAACGTGGTGCGGGAAGTCATGGGGACGTGGTCTACCTTGGTCAACGGTACGCCCGACCAGAAGCGCCAGGCGTTGTTGCAAGTCGCCAACACATACGGTATACAGTTTCCAGCGGGTGCCGCGCCTTCTCCACAGAATGGCGCACAACCGCCAGCGAGTGGGGTCGATTTCTCGCCTGTTCTACAACGGGTCGAGACTTTGGAGCAGTCGCTGCAGGCCCAACGTGCCGAGTCCGCAAGACTCGAGCAAGAGCGAATGGACGCAGAGATCGGGCAGTTCGGGAAAGACCCGAAGCACGAGCACTTTGAAGCCGTTCGCCAGGAGATGGGCCGATTGATTCAAGCTGGCTCCGCGACGACGCTCGAAGACGCTTACAACAAAGCGATTTGGGCTCAACCGGAGACGCGAGCGAAGCTCTTGGAGAAAGAGACCCAGGAGCGGAGCAAGCGATTAGCGGACGAGGCCGCCGCTGCCAGAAAGGCCGCCTTAGCGAATGTCACACGCCGCGGGACACCCCCGACGGTGCAGAAGCCAGGCTCGATGGACGACACCATACGGTCGGAGTACCGGAGGCTTAACGGCGCCGAGTGACTTAACCATGGTGTCCCACTCACCTAGTTTACGGAGTGACACACCATGGCATCGCCTGGTCAATCAACGCTATTCACCACGTTTACGGAGCTGGTCTCGACGACCTTCCGCAATCACAAGAAAGAGATTGCGGACAACGTTTCGAACCATAACGCGCTGTTCCGTCGCCTTACGGAAAAGGGACGGGTTAGGCTCGAAGATGGTGGATTGTCCATCGTCTGCCCGGTCGATTACGCCGAGAACTCGACGTATACCCGGTACTCGGGTTATGACCCTCTCGACATTGGCGCATCGGACGTCGTCAGCGCTGCGGAGTTTCCGTGGCGGCAGGTGGCGGTCAACATCGCCGCGTCAGGTTTGGAGATTCGCTCCAACTCTGGCGAGAACCGCATCATCAATTTCCTGAAGGCCAAGATTAAGAACGGCCAGCGATCATTGTCGAACGGTCTTTCGTCGGACTTCTACTCCGCGGGCTCGGTCTCGAACCAGATGAACGGCTTGCAGGCGCTCATCGCGGATGCGGGCACGGGTACGGTCGGGGGTATCAACTCGACTAACTTCTCGTTCTGGCAGAACACGGTACAGAGTGCGGCGGCACCGTTGCAGGGTGGTGGCGGTATTACGCCGTCGGCTACCACGATCGAATCCTTGATGTTGCCGCTGTACCTGCGAACGACTCGCGGTTCGGATCAGACGGACCTGATCGTAGCTTCTGAGAACTACTTCACGTTCTACGAGACGAGCCAGACCAGCCTCAAGCGGTACGCGCCGGAGGACAACGGTAAGGGCGGCATGATCTCGATGAAGTACAAGAGCGCGGACGTGTTCCACGACTCGTCGTCATCGGGTATCGCCACGTCGCACATGTACTTCGTCAACACGGACTTCCTCGAGGTGGTAGGCCACCAGGACGCGTGGATGGAGATCATGCCCGAGCTTCGGTCGGTGAATCAGGACGCCATCGTGATTCCGATTCTGACGCAGGCGAACTTGACCGTGAGCAACCGCGCACGGCAAGGTGTCCTTAAGGCCTGATTTTGGCGCTAAATCAATAGGTTAGGAGACAATCAAATGTCAGCAGGTGCAAGTCCGGTCATTGGCGCCAACTTCGACCGTGTTTCCGATGGAACCACGACCAACGGAGAAAACGCCGAGTTTGCTCTCAACACGGAGATCGCCACGTCGGACGGTAACGTCTATCGTTACTGCCAGGCGGGTGCGGCGATTTCCACCACGCTCAACGAGCCCTTTGCGCTCGCGATTGACGAGGACGGTCAAGCCGTTCTGTTGACTGCGGCTCTAGGGCTAGCAGGTCACAGGGTAGGGGTGGCTCCGCGGCAGATCATCGCGGACAACGCCTACTTCTGGGCGCGGATGCGCGGCACGTTCTCGATTCGTGTCACGGCTTCCACGGCGGCGGATGTGTTGCTCGGCATCGGGGGTGTGGGTGCTTCGGGCCGTTTGGCCTCGAGCGTCACGGCTTCCGCGGGCAACATGGTGGTTCAGGGTCTAGTGATCACCGCGGCGGCTTCGGCCTCTGCGTCGGCGGGCAACACGATCCGCACGGCTCTGGCGACGTGGCCCCTAGCCACGACGGCGGTTGCCGATTAATGGTCCTGCAGTCGGGGTCATTGCCGGCGGGTGGAAACTCGCCGGCCTTTTTAGAGCTCCCGGTCAACAACGACCGGGAGTCGATCATACGGAACATCACGCACAACGTCGGGCTCGGGCTTGCGGAGCTCTCCCAGCACGCGTGGCGCGAACGGCCCCTTCTGGTGGTCGCTGGCGGGCCATCGCTCCCTGACTACATCGGCGTTATCCGAGCGTTTCTCCCCGACTGTGACGTGCTCTCGATCAACGGGGCGTACCGCTTCCTGCGGGAGCAGGGGATTGAGTCCGATCACTTTGTGATGATCGACTCGCGGGCCTCGAACGTCGCGCATGTGGCAGGGGCTTCCTACCGCACCAATCACTGTCTAGCGTCACAGGTTCATCCGTCGGTGATGGACGAGCTGGCGGACAAAAGAGTGACGATGTTCCACCTGGGCACGCAGACCGCACGGGATGCGTTGGTGGGGGATTTCAAGTTCATCACGGCACCTATTGGGATGGCGAGCATTCATGCGGTCTATGTGGCTGCTGCGCTCGGCTATCGCACACAAATGCTGTTCGGCTACGACTTCAGCGGCAAGCACGCCTTCCCGCAGCCGCAGAACGACGAGGACCGGCACCTCTCGATAAAGCTAAACGGTAAGACGTTCCTCACCACGTTAGCGATGGCGAGGACGGCGGAGCAGTTCGCGAAGGCGTTGGGGCCGGTGCTGCGGACGTGCGATCTCGACGTGCGGTTGTACTCCGACGGGCTGCTGTCAGAGATGATCAAGGTCGCGACGTCTGACGTTCCTGCTGAGATCAAGGAGCGGGACAAGTACGAGAACATCTGGACCTTCGGCGATTACCGTACGGTGTCGCCTGGGCTTCGATACGTGGACGAAGCGATCGATCACATGGCGCCAGAGCCAGGCTCGTCTATCGCTGACTTCGGCTGTGGGACTGGGCGTTGCACTAAGTGGTTCGCGGACCGCGGCTATATGGCTGTGGGAGTGGACATCGCCTCCAACTGTCTCGAGGAGGACGTGCCCTTCGTGCAGTCTCCTCTGTGGGACGCCGAGAAACTGCCCAATGTTGACTACGGCTTTACCACAGACGTGATGGAGCACATCCCGACCGACAAGGTTGAGGACACGTTGAGGGCCATCCACGGGGCGTGCGCGAAGGGCTGTTACCTGAACATCGACACGATCCCCGATAGCTTCGGGGTGTTCATCGGTCAGACGTTGCACATGACGGTTCGCCCCGCGGAGTGGTGGACCGAGAAGCTGCGAGCGATCTGGCCCTACGTGAAGCGCGTCAGGTTAGAAGACCCGCAGCAAGCGGTGTTTGTTTGTCGGAGGGACTATGCTGAATCGTAGACACGGGATGCCGATCAATGCCATCGCATCGGCAGTACCGATTGCGCGTCCCTGTTTGCTCTTGGGGTTCTATGTGAACTCGACGAGCTCTGGGACCTTGGTTATTCACGACTCCGCTTCGGCCAGCACGAATAATGCGATCAGCGGGACCATCACTCCAGCGATTGGGTATCACCACTTCCCGGCGTCTCTAGGAGCGGGGTTGCGATTCGTGGTAGGTGCCACGATCAACGTCACGTTCTTCGCGATCCCGATAGGGTGATGCGATGTTAGAAAACAATTTCGGGACGGCGATCAACGCTTCTGCTTCGGCTGCACTCGTTGCGCGGCCGTGTCAGATGCTCGGCTTTTATGTGAACTCCACCAACGCGGGGACGATCGTCATTCACGACTCGCCGTCCACGGGGACTAACAACGCCATTACCGGAACCATTACCCCGGCGATTGGGTGGAGGGAATTCCCGGTGTCGTTGAGTACTGGACTACGAGTCGTCATCGCGGGAACAGCTCTAGATATCACTGTGTTCGTCAAACTGTAGGAAACCACAATGAACATCGCTGTCATGCAAGCCAGACCCCCGTACGTGATTTACGAGGAACGCTCCGAGGAGGACCGCAACGCGACGATTGCCGCTGGTCGATTAGTCATGAAATCTGTGGACTACGCCATCATCCGGCAGATTGGCTCGAAGGACACAGTAGAGAAAATCGCCACCGAGTGGTTGGACGACAACGACCGTCTAGCGGGGAGTGGTGGATTGCCCAATGAGTGGGCGATCGGTTTTCGCAAGCGGTACAACCAGTGGAAGGAAGGCCGCGAAGCCCCCCCCGAGGGGTTTCCGCTGAAAGACTGGGCGTCAATCACCAAAGCCCGAGCGGAGAACTACGCGCAGATGGGCGTGTTCACCGTTGAAGACGTCGCAGGGATGAACGAGGAGTCTATGCAACGGGCGGGGATGGGGTCACGAGCCGACAAGGATCGGGCACAGGCGTTTCTCGACTCGCGCTTGTCGCACGGCAACTCCGAGCAGTTAGCGGCTTTGCGAGCAGAAGCAGCGGACAAGGATATCCGGATCAAGCAGCTCGAGGACCAGCTTGCGAACCTCGTTTCGCGGTTGGATGGATTCGAGGAAAAGCGTGGTCCAGGTAGACCGAGGAAAGTCGCTGAGAATTAGCCATGACGGCTCTTTCCATCATCCAGACGACGTGCGTTGAGATCGGGCTACCGAATCCGACTAGCGCTCTGTCGTCCACCGATCCTCAGATCATGCAGCTTGTTAGGCTGTTGAACAAGGAAGGGAAAGAGCTATCGTCTCGGTACGCGTGGCAGGTGCTGATTCGTGAGGTGACGTTCCTCACGTTGGCTACTGAGTCTCAAGGGACTATTGCCTCGATCATCACCGCAGGGGATGTTGGGCACACGTTCCGGTACATCGTCAACGACACGATTTGGAACCGTGACCGCATTTGGCCGGTGTTAGGTCCGAAGTCACCCAAGCATTGGCAGGCGTACAAGGCGTTTTCAGTCACTGGGCCGATCAGCGAATACCGAATCCGCGGCAATACGCTGCTCTTCTCTCCGGTCCCTGCAGCCGGGGAGACGTGCGCGTTTGAGTACGTGGACCGCATGTGGGCCACTGACACATTAGGGACGACGTACAAGCAAGCGATCACGGTCGATAGCGACGAGATGCTGCTAGACGAAGACATCATGCAGCAAGGTCTGTTGTGGCGGTGGCGAGCAGCCAAGAAGCTCGACTACACCGAGGACTTCGTGACTTACGAGCGAATGGTTGCCGATGCCATGGCGAGGGATGGAACCAAGCCAACGCTTTCGATGATGGGCTCGACTGGGGAGTATCGGCCATTCGTGGTCGTTCCCGTCGGTTCATGGAACGTCTGATGCGACAGCCAGCCTACTCAGTCCGCCGCGGCGCTCCGGTCTCGAAGCAGGTTTCGTTGCCTGCTCCGGTTGGTGGACTTAACGCTCGAGACTCCGTGGCGAACATGGACGAGACCGACGCACTTGTCTTGGACAACTTCTTTCCGACTCCGACGAGCGTTGACGTTCGGCTGGGGTATGACCCGTACGCTACTTTCACAGGGCAGTGCGAGACGATCATCGTTTACTCAGGCTCAGTGGCTACGAGCGTTTTCACCGCGGTCGTGAACGGTTCTACACGTTCGATCTTCAACGGCACCGCTGGTGGAGCTCTGTCGGTTCCGGTAGTCGGCGGCGCCGGCGCCACAGTTCAAGCGGTCACCTCGACTCGGTATGATTACCAGAACTTCGGCACCATCGGTGGGCAGTTCGCGGTACTGGTGAACGGTGCAGACTCGGCCTTGCAGTACGACGGTTCGACGTGGACCGTTTCTACTATGACCGGAGTGACTACGGCGGACCTGTTCACCGTCGCGGTGTACGAAGATCGGTTGTGGTTCGGCGAGAAGAACAGTTTTTCGGTTTGGTACTTGCCGGTCCGATCAATTACCGGGGCGCTCACCGAGCTCAACCTGGCTTCGCTGTTCAAGCGCGGTGGACGGCTGCACTCGATTGTGACGCTTACCGACTCGCTCAATGACCTCGTGGATTACATCGCCTTCGTTTCGACCGAGGGGGAAGTAGTTGCGTTCGCTGGTACTGATCCAGCGTCTATTACCACTTGGTCTCGAGTGGCGCACTTCGTCATCGGCAGGCCGGTACAGCAGGGTAATCGCGTTTGGACGAAGTACGGAGCTGATGCTGTCGTGATGTGCGCGGACGGTGCTTATCCGCTCCGAGCGACGATAGCAGCGCAGAAGTATGACCCTACCCTGTCAGTCACGGACAAGATACGGAAGCTCATCACGGGTGACGTGCTGATCCACGGCGGGAGGTTCGGCTGGCAGATCATGACTCATCCCACCGGGTCAAAACTCATTGTGAACGTGCCGACGAACGAGAACGTCGCAGCTAGACAGTGGGTCATGAACATGCAGCATGGCTCGTGGTGCAAGTTCACCGGCTGGAATGCGTTCTGTTTCGAGGTCTCGCGCGATCAACTGTACTTCGGCGGTAACGGTGTTCTAGCCAAGGCGGATATCGGGCACCAAGACGATGACCTAGACATCACGGCGGACGGGAAGCAGGCGTTCAACTACTTCAAGTCCCGCGGTCGAGGAAAGCTCGTCACCATGATTCGTCCAATCCTTGCGATTGGCGGTCAAGTGAACATGGCAGTCGATATCGACGTGGACTACGAAGACACCCCACCGACTGTCATGCAAACCATCGGTGTAGGGTCAGGTAATGACCCGTGGGGCGGGATTTGGGACGTGACCTGGGCGGGGGCTACGGAAGCCTTTGTGGACTGGCAGACGGCTGTAGGCTACGGGGCTGCGATTGCTCCACGCTTGCGACTGCAGCCGATCGACGTTAACGCTTCGTGGTCCGCGACGGATCTCGTCTACGAAGAGGCGAGAGGGCCGGCGATATGATCTGCTTCGACCGTGACCGTTGCCTGGCTTTTGCCGAGAAGATTCTGAGCAATCGGGAATGGGGACCGTGGTCGCAGGCGATTGGCTACGAGCGAAACGGAGAACTGCTAGCCGTGGCGGTCTACAATAACCTCTCGGAGTCCGATATCTCGATGCACGTTGCTGCTTTGCACGGTCGCAAGTGGTGCGTGCCTGAGTTCCTGTCGGCGGCGTTCCGGTATCCGTTCGTGCAGCTCGGATTGCGACGTGTCACTGCGTTCGTTCCGGCAACCAACGAACGGGCGTTGAAGCTCGATCGGCACTTGGGATTTGTCTACGAAGGTCGCATGCGCGAGGCGGGGCCGGATGGCGAGGACGTGATTGTTTTGGGGCTACTAAAATCGGAGTGCCGCTTCTATGGGCAAGAAGTCCAAGCCGCCGCCGCCGCCTGATCCTACCCAGGTCGCCGGGCAGCAGACCCAGCTGAACCAGCAAGCTGCCGGGTACAACGCGGCGATCAATCGTGGGAACGTTTCCACGCCTTTGGGTTCGCAGACGTTCAACTACCGCGGCACCGATCCCACTACGGGGGCGCCGATGTGGGATGAGAGCGTCCAGCTGAGTCCCGAGCAGCAGGCCTTGTACCAGCAGCAGACCGGGCAGAGCCAGGCTGTGGGGGGTGTGTCTGGAAGCCTTCTACCAGGGGTACAGCAGGCCTACGGCCAGCCGGTTGACACATCAGGGTTACAGCAGCGGTATGGCGAAGGGGACCTCCTGGGGGCGCGCAAGCAGACCCAGGATGCGCTCTACAACCGTCAGGCATCGTTCCTAGACCCCGCCTACGCAGAGCGGGAAAGAGGCTTAGAGACCCAGCTAGCGAACAAGGGCGTAGTCGAGGGGTCGGAGGCTTGGAACAACGCTCGTGGTCAGTTCGGCCGGGAGCGGGAATTCGACTACGGGCAAGCTAGAGATTCAGCGATTACAGGGGGTATGGCTGAAATGCAGGGCTTGTACAACATGAGTGCGGATTCACGGGATCGAGGAATGAACGAGCTTCTAACCTTGCGGGACCGGCCGTTTCAGGAATTCGCCTCTGTTAGCGGGATGCGCGACCCTGCTCAACTGCCTCAGTTCCAAGGTGCTCCGGACGTAGCCACAGGGCCGGCGGATATCACAAACCCAATCTATAACAGCTACCAAGGGCAGATCGACGCCTACAACGCCAAACAGCAATCCCGCAACGCTTTGATGAGCGGCCTATTCGGCTTGGGTGGCGCTGTAGCGGGTGGGCCAGTCGGAGGGGCAATCGCTAAGCGAATAGCGAAGCCGTAGCCATGCCCACCAAACTCCAAGACGTTGAGACCGAGCGAACCGATATCAAACGTCGGCGTGCTTTGGCTGATGTGCTGATGGCCCAAAGTCAGCAAGGCGCCCCGCGAGAGTGGGCCGGTTCTCGTATCACTCCGACCTACGGTGTGGAGCACGGGCTCGTGCAGCTCGGGCAAGCTCTAGCAGGAGGTGCTATAGGTCGCGGAGCGGACACGCGCGAGGACGAGCTCAACGCCCAGGAACGGCAAGCGATGGGCGCGAGACTTCGTGGCTTGGTCCAGAATCCACCGATCCAGCCAGGGCAACCGGGGTCTGGTGTACTGCGTCCCGGTCAACCTGCTCCATTCAATCCCGAGCAAGAGTCGGCCATGCAATCCATCGGCGCCCTGCCGCTCGAGCAGCAGGAGCAGATTTTGGGCCAGGTCTCGACAGAGAGACTGTTCCCGACTGAAACCGGAAAGAAAGACCGGCTTGTGAGCCCGGCTAACCCGTCAGACTTCGAGCCATCGAGCCTGGCCGAATATCAGCGTACTGGAGACCCTAGCAAGCTCGTTCCGCGTAATCAGACGTATGGACGGTATAACCCGCGCGACTATACGGCAGAGTCATGGGCCACATTCGTCGAAAGCAATGACCCGTCCACTTTGGTGCGGACCGCGCCCTACCAGTTCAGAGATACCCCAGGAGGCGGCATTCTCGGTCTCGACCCGCTGAATCCTGACAAGCCGACCACGGTGCTTTCTGACCCCGCTGGAGCGGCCGGAGCAGCAGCCAAGGCCGGAGCAGTAGCGGAGGCCACGACCACTGGCGAAGCTCGCGGTGGTATCAAGTCGGTGAGAATCGACGCTGCTCAACGGCGATTGGCTCGTGTCAAGTCCGCATCGGAAGCGCTCAAGACTGGCGGGCCGATTGTCGGGACGATCAGCGGAGCGCTGCCAAGCGGGCAGGAGCTGAATCAAGCCAACGCGCAGCTATTGACCGAACTTACGGCGTTGACCCGTACTCCAGGCGTCGGTGCCCAGTCGGACCTCGAGCAGCGCTTAGCGCAGCTACAGCTACCTGGCCCGGAAATGTATCCGGCAGTAAGGGCAAAGGCGATCGCCGAGCTCGAAGCCTTCATTTCTGACCTTGACGCAGCTCTGTTTAACGTCGAATCGCAGGAAGGTGGAGCGGGTGCAGAACTTGACGCACTGCTGAACAAATATGCCCCCGCCCCCTGATCGAAAGAGGCTAGAGCAAGCACTACGGGCCGCTGACGCGGCAGGCGACACCGCGGCAGCTACCAAGCTCGCGCAGGCTATTCGCGCTATGCCAGCAGACCAGCCACGGCAGTTTGTAGGGCCACCGGTGCCGGCAGAAGAGCCGCAAAAGCCCATGGGCGCCGTCGAGTCCGCGCGCCTTGCCTTGAGCCCTACGCAGCGGCTCGGCCTTGGCGCTGGTGAGGCGGCTTTGTCTGTGGGGACTGGGATGGTCGCTGCTCCGCTCAACTACGCCTGGAATGCGGGCATGGAGGCGCTAGAACTACCTACGGGGCAACCAGTCGGAACCTATCAGCCGCGAACACCAGAAGGGCAGGCGATGCTCTCTGGCGTCGATAAGGCTGCGCGATTGACTGGCGTTCCGCAGGCGCTCGAGGCCGGGATGGATCTAGAAAATCCCGACCCGGCGAAGCGGGCCACTGGCAACCTTATCGGGCTCGGGCTCGGAGTCATTCCGGGCATCGGTGCCATGAAATCGCGTATGTCCCGCCGCGCTGCAATACCGACACGGCCAGAGATCAAAGCCGCCTCGCAGCAAGCCTACCAGCGCGCCGAGCAAACTGGCGGGATGCTGCCGCAGAACAATCTCGGCGGGTTCGTGACTCAGGTCGAGCAGATGTTGGCTAAGGAGGGCTTCGACGCCGACCTTAACCCCAACACAATGATCGGGCTCAAGCGCCTTTACGAAGATGCCACGCGGCCAGGGATAGCCGGTCATTCTGTACAGGGCGCAGAGACCTTGCGTAAGGTTCTATCGAGCGCCGAAAACGATGCAATCATTGCCGGCAAGGGCGAGATCACAAGCGACGCGCGACTAGCTGGGCAGTTGCTCGACGACTTCGACGACTTCATTGAGCAACAGCTACCGAGCTCGACTGCGGAATACCGAACCGCTCGCAACCTTTGGCACGTTCAACGAAAGGCGCAGGACATTGAAAACCTATTCGACCGAGCGAAGCGGCAGGCCGGGCAGTATTCGGTTTCAGGAATGCAAAATGCACTCCGAACACAGTTCAAACAGCTCGCCGATAACCCTAGAAGGATTCGCCGTTTCAGTGAAGCTGAGCGCGCCGCCATCAACAAAGTCGCCGAAGGCGGAAACATTCAAAACTTTCTCCAAGCATGGGGCAAGTTCGACCCGTTTAAGGGCGGTCTGCCGTCGATTGGGACGTATATCGCTGGCGTTGCTTCGCCTGATCTTGGCCTTGGCCTTGCGGCTACTGGTGTCGCCGCCCGTCACGGTGCCTCTGCGATGCGTAAATCAGCAGCGCGAGGCGTGGATGAACTCGTCAGAAGCGGAGCGGCTAGCGCAATGGGACGGCGGCTCACCGGAGAATCCCTCCCTCAGCTCGGGTATCTACCGTCAGCTACGCTAGGAATAGGAACCGCCGAAGAAAACCGCAGGCGGCTTTTGGCCGAGCGACTACAAGGGAGCAGATAGGTGGGCGTCTCGCAAACGAGCGCGTCGCCTTTTGTGAGCAGCGTTCGTGCTCTCATTTCGGCATTGCTTGCAGTAGTTCGATCTGTGTTTTGGGCGCCAATAAATGTTAGCAGGCACGTATGGGTGCCCGCACTTGAACACTGTTTTTTCTCTACGGATCTGCCGCGCCAGTCTCTTCCACGCTGCGTGCATTTTTTCCGCGGTTTGTTTCATTCTCCGCGGGTAGCGTCGATTCCTGGCATTCTCAAGAACCGTAGTCCATCTGCAATTACCTGGCTCGTAGTTACCATCGTTGTTAATGCGATCAATAACGTAGCCCGCTGGGCGCGGCCCCATGTCGGCGACAAATTTATGGAACGATTCGTTCCACTCTTTGCACACCGATATCCCGCGTCCGCCGTAGTGTTGGTATCCTGGGTCTTTCGGCGATCTGCATCGCCTCCGCATATCGCACCAAACAGCATAAAGCGGATGGTTTCTGACGTTTGCCATAGGAGCCTCTGAGATGCCTTACTCGGCCGGCACGATGTCCATGATTTATGATTTCGACACGGAGGCGGCATCGCCGCCAATCGAGATAGCGAAACTCACGGAGCAATTCCAGGATATCGCTACTGCTATGTCACTCGCGATGCTTCGCGATGGCACCGGACTCCCGACGGCTTCGCAAAATTTGAATGCGACCACGTTCACCAACGCTGCTGCGGCCACTACCCTAACTGGTTTCCCAAGGGTAACAGAATTAATAGATCAAGACCATGTATATTGGATTGACTCCGGCTCTGCCAACACACTCGTCATTACCCCTTCTCCCGCCATCGCCGCCTACGAGGAAGGGCAGCGGTTTGTCGTTAGAGCTGCTGCAAACAACTCCGGCGCGACGACCGTTAATGTGAACGGTCTCGGACCTATCGCGGTACAGACTCCTGACGGAGTAGCACTCGCTAGCGGAGCGATCCTGCTCGGTGGTCTCTACGAGTTCACCTACGACGCGAACACGGCGCCTGATCGGTGGGTGCTGACCTCGCCGCCATCGGAGATACCGGAAGGCATGCTCCCCGCTACGGTCCCTCTACTGACGGGCAGTAGCCTGTTTCTATCCGGGCAGATTCTATCCCTTAGCAACGCCACGGCTCCTAGAACCCGTCTTATAGACTCTGACGCAGCCACAGACGCGAAGGGGTGGGAGTGGCGGAACACCGATGGAACGCTGGCTCTGTTCACGCTGGACGATTCGCTAGCCGCTACCTCGACGGTGTTGAGTATTGCTCGTACGGGTGCGACACCGACCACGATCAACTTTGCTAACGGTACGCTGCAATACGGAAGCATTGAGGTCGGGTATAGAACCGCGCCGTCTCGTAACGTCACGTCAACTGGGAATACTGCCGCCTCTGACTCTGGCGGGACTGTCCGGTTCACCGCAGGTAGTGGGCAGACGTTCACCCTCGACGGCGATCCAGCAAACGACGCGGTGGTGATTCTCGTCAACTCATCGGGCAATAGCTGGACGATTGCGGCAAGTGGCACGCTGACTTTCGCCGGCAACACCGGAAGCCGCACGCTGGCAACCGGGAGCATGTGTGCCGCTATCCACGCGAGCTCGGGCAACTGGAACATCGCAGGGCAGTTGACGTGAGCGGAGCTACGTTGCTCGCGGCGATATCCGGCGGGAATGGTCTATTGGCCGCGACGCTCTCCAATGCGTCAAACGCGATTTCGACCAGCGCTGAAATTCAAAACGACGGGGATCACGTTTTTGGGAACGGCGCTGGTGGAGCAGATACAGAGGATTGGGTTTCACCGTCCACTGCTCTAGTGGCTGCTAACTACGAGGTTCGCGTTGACCCGACTAGCGGTAGTTTCACGACAGGAACTATCAACACATGGCTCGCGTGTACGTCTAGTCACACTTGGACGTATGCCGGAGTCGGTACAGTCACCTACAACATGTCCTTCCGGCTAGTCGGTGGAGCGACGCTCAAAGTTCACACCGGCATGACTATGACGGTTCTATGAGTGCGGTCCTCTCCCCTATCGGCCGCCGCATCGGGACTGTTTATGAGCCTGGTGATATCACTTGGCACGGAGCCAAAATTGATGGATCAACGGACGATACTGACGCCTGGAATAGCGCTATTGCTTTAGCTGCCGATACGGGTACAGAGGTATTTCACCCAGGCGGCACATCAATCGTTTCGACCGCTCTTGAACCGCTTTCTGGGATTATGGTCCGTGGTATCGGTTCGCGCCGCAGCATCATCAAAGCAGCGACGAACACTTTTTCTATTTTTAATGACGGTGGAACAGCACGCTCTAACGTGAGCTTTCGTGATATCGGCTTCGATGGAAATTCAGTCGGCTCGTCCAATCGCTGCGTGCTATTCGACGCGGATGCATCTGCGTCTGAGAACATCGAATTTCTCCGGTGTAGGTTCTCTAACGTGTTTCGTGGTGCTGAGCTAGACCGTGTTGCAGGGCTAGAATTCCTAGACTGCACGGGCACTGGACTTGGATCGTCGGTCCTCTACGTCGGGGAAAGCAACTCTTTGGCTCGGTCCTCGAGTGTGTTCGTTCGTGGTGTGAAGGTAACTGGTGGAGATACTGCAGCAGATGCTTCTGGCACGGGTGTTGTCTTCGTTGGATACGCGGACGGGGTAAAGGTGCTTGATTCGGAGTTCGACGGCACAGGGGCGGCGTCAGGAGCTACTACGCTCCACCATGCTGTTTACTTGCGATCGGTCACGGACGCCCAGATTCGCGGCATCCGCTCGAAGGACCAACGTCGAGGGGCGGGGGTTCACATCTTCTCAGACACCGGAGGGGGTGAGGCCAGAAGCAAGCGAGTCACGGTATCGAATGTCACAGTAACCGGGACGACTCACTACGCCGGTATCCGTATTGACGAAGTGGACAGCCTCGCAATGGGCGTCCTAATCGTTGAGGACTGCTTCACGTCCGCGCTCTATCTCACCAATTCCACTGGGGTTGCACTTGGTGACTTGATCGCGAAAAACAACGACGTCGAAGGCAACCCGCTTAACGAGGTTGTCCGACTTAGCAACGTGGATCTCGTGGACAGCGGCATCACGCTGGTGCAGATGGGCCTTGGAGATTACGCCGACGATGCCGCAGCCGAAGCTGCCGGAGTCCCCATCGGAGGTATGTACAACGACGGCGGCGCTGTGCGTGTGCGCATAAGTTGATGCTCGCCAGGGTATAATCAGCGCCATGAAACTCGACCGCATAGCTTATTTGCCCGAGGCCACGGTAGGCCGGTTGATGATTGATGGCTGCGAGACTCTCTACACGATCGAGCGACCTTGGATCGCTGGTCGAGCACCCGGCGGGGCGCCTAATGTGTCCTGTGTGCCGGACGGAGTGTATTCGCTTGTGCGTCACGCGCGACCGAACGGTGATGTGTGTGTCGCCTTGCGGAATCCCTCTTGTGGCGTGTACTACTCGCAAGAGCACGTTCCGGCCGCGGGTGGTCGGACACTGATCCTGATTCACTCGGCGAACTACGCCTCGGAGCTTCAGGGGTGCATTGCTCCGGGCCGAGCAGCGGGACGGGGACGGGGACCGGGGCAGTCGTTTGCGCGCCCTGCTATACTTGGCCCGCCAGGACCCTTGGCCGGAGGATCTGATGTCGGTTTCCAAGCGTGATTGGTTGCTCCTCGCGCTCTCCTCGAAAAAACCCTTCTGCCTGACGCCAGTCCAAGTCCAAAAAACCATGTTTCTGCTACGCGAGCAGGTGCCCGAGGCCCTGCCGAGCGATTTCTACTCATTCGAGCCCTACCACTATGGGCCGTTTGACTCGACGATCTATGCCGATCTCGACGTTATGGTCCGCGAGGGGCTGGTGATCGTTAGCAACCCGGCACGCGTTCGCGCGTACCAGCTAACGTCCCAGGGTTTTGAGCAGGCGCAGCGAACGCGGAAAGCCGCCGACGACCGGACCGCGACTTACCTCGAGACGCTCGTGGATTGGGTGACGCGCCTTAGTTTCGAGCAGCTCGTTCGTGCGATATACGCCCGCTACCCGCAATACAAACAGAACAGTATCTTCTCCGGTTAGTCCGTGACGATCCTCGTTGGCGTCCTCTGTACTGACGGCATGGTCATTGCAGCCGACCAGCAAGTGACACACGGTGCAGCGGGGATGCAGACTGTCGGCCAGCCCACAACGAAGATTCAGGCGCTAAAGGAGCAAGCTCTTTACGCGTCTTCGGGGCATGTCGGAATCGGCCAGCAACTGTCGGCTGCCATCGAGAACCTCCTCGACAAATTCTCCAAACAGGAATATTCGAGGATCTCGGGGTCGATCAAGAGCGAGCTTCGACAAATCCTCAAACCAGCCCTCGAGACGGCAGGGGTTGCCCGACAAGCGGTCGGCGGCGGAGCTGCGATGGACGCTATCTGCACAGGATTGCTCGCTGCCAACTTCAAAGACGGGCCCAAGCTCATCGACATCAACATGCAGGGGGAACTCGAGTACCTCACGCCCGCTGTGCCATTTGTGTGCCACGGGTCCGGCAAGTTCAACGCGGACCCGCTGCTTCGCTTTCTTTGGAACGTCTACTGGCGGGACAAACGGCCAACACTGCGTGAAGGCGTCCTCGCGGGCTATTGGACAGTGAAGGCGGTGATCGAACTCAAGACGCAAGGAGTCGGTTTCGAGCCGGATGTGTTCGTGGTGGAGAGCGGTGTCGCTCGCCAAATCGAAAACGGTAAACTGCGCGAACACGATGAGTTCATTCGTGCCGTTGAGCACGCGATGAGGTCGGTGCGAGACACGATGCTCGCCGGCGCCACAACGCAGGCAGCACCCGTCGAGGCGCCGCCGCCACCGCCACCACCGGCGGCTACTGGTGCCTAGCCACTGTGGACAAAGCCCCGCCTAGGCGGGGCACTGACCTTGAATCGTCGGCTGTGATCCTCGCGCACAACCATCCCTCGGGCGTGGCGGAGCCGAGCGAAGCGGATCGGTCGATCACCTTGAAGTTGGCGAAGGCCCTGAGCATCGTGGAGATCAGATTGCTCGATCACCTGGTTGTCGGCGGCCCTGACAATCGAGTTACTTTCCTAGCCGAATGTAACACCCCGAGTTGGCTCAGCGCTGCTTCAACCGCTTCCGTGGCTTCTGGTACTGAGCAACAAAAGACTTCTCCAAATGGCGCCAGCCTATCTAGACGCTCCGCTAGGATTTTATGTGAGAGCGATTCAACCTCCGCAATACCTTCGGTGTAAAACGCGACCCCAAATTCCCACTCCCCCGCTGGTCGAGTGTAATGCCGATACCTTGCTATTCGCTTTTCAAGAGTTTGATTTTTCTAGTTACTGATCCCTTTTCGGTACCCGAGATCTCGCTGAGACCGTTTTTCATGCTCTCTAGGTGTACCTCAGCGATTGCTACATTCTTCTCTAGGGGAAATGCGTTTCCCCCCGGACAACGGTGTCCACTTACAACATGATGAGGAACATGTCCCCTGTATACAGCCCCATGGGGGTAGAGGAATCTGACCATTTCGACAGTGTGTGGGCGGCTTATTGGATCAACGCGACGGGTAGAAGACGCCTGACCTATACCGCGCCAGCAACTTGTCGTCGCGTTTCGTTGGTCTTACGGGCCGTAGTCTGTCGTTCTTGCCGATGCTGTATTTGGCAACGACGCGGGATTCGTCGTGGTGTCCGAGGAGCACGCACACACGGTTCTTCACGTCGTCGAAAACTGCCACGCAAAAACCGTTGAACGGCTCGCGTCTGTTCTTGGTAAACAAGGTCCGTGCGCGATCCTCGATCTTTCCAGCCCAGGCCGCCGACTCTTCGTCTGTAAGTTTGCCGTGTGCTAGTGCCCGGTAGCGCGCTAGGTCGATTACGTTGTCGTCGCTCATAGCGTCCCGTGCTCCTAAAAATCAGTCTCGCGAAGATTTGGATATAGGCTCATCAAATCTCGACGCATAGAAGCGTCATTGTCGTAGCGCAAGAATGCTTGATGCGTGTCGTTCATAACGAACCGTTTTGTGCAGCGTCTACAGCCTACAAGGCGGGTTTGTCGGTTGACTTCATGCCCGACATACAACACATGCCCAAATATCCAACAAAGGCTCACGCTTCCGTCCTCGGCCCCACAGCGGGCCTCAAGCAGTTGTTCAAAGTGATGGTTAACAGCTTGTCGTTCATGGCGTCCTGCTGGAAGTCCAGCCAGGTCATAAACCCGGAATAGACCACTAGGGCGGCGATGATCGAGAGCAGGGCTTGGCGGCTCATGCGGTCAATTCCGCTTTGCGATCGTTGTAAAATATTTCGACGTCCGGGGACGGCATCTGGTCCCTTTCTGCGAAAGCGTGCTGTACTAGCGTCCAGGTCGTTTCTAGGGCCTCTAGAGACGCGCTAGCCCTTAGGGCTTCCACGGACCAGGGGTCTAGGTCGATCTCGGCTGCTGGTAGGCCCTTGTGGGCATCCAATAGCTTTTTGATGGCTGACCGCTCCCACGACCGCAGGTGGTCCCAGACGAATAGCTGTTCTTCGCTCTTTAGGCCGTTCCAGATTGACCGTAGGGCGTCGCCGTCCGCTGCCTTGGTCGAGTCAAGCATCCCGTCGATCAGCTCCCGTAGGCGCTTGGGGGCGATCTTGGCGGGGGTTACGTCAACCGCCTCAGCCGCAACCACCCTTTCCGCCTCGTCAGGGTCATAAATGCCAGCAAACGAGAAGGCTAGGCGGGCGCACTGAATCATCGCCTTGTGCCGCAGCATCCGCTTGGGATGCGTCGTCCATGGGTCGGTTTGGCGCTTGCACTCCTCGAGGTATTCCGTGACTGCGGTCGGGTGCGAGCGGTCCTTCCGGTGAATCGTGCAGGTACACTTGGCGTCGTCCTGCTCGAAGTCCATACCGTCAAACTGCGGGTGCTCGTTAATGATTCTGGCCCAGCCGTCGACGCCGACTACAGGAACGATTCCGCCACGACTCGGGAAGGCGTGAATCTCTTTCGTGAACGGGTTCAAGCCGTGCTGATCCGCCACGATGAGCAGCGCAATCATTTGCTCGTTCGTCACGTCGCCACGGAACGCCGTGGCTTTCAGTGTGCCAAGCATCTTGTTGGTCTCGACGCCGTAGCGGTTGGCGAACTTCGCCAGTAGGCTTTTGCGCTCGGTCTCGACATGCGCCACTTCCGCAGCGGTGATGACCTCTTGTTTCGGTTCGTTCATGGTGTCAGTCCTTCTAGTTCCTTGATAGCGGCTTTGATCTCGGCGAATTCGCGTGTCAGTTGCGCTAGTTTCTGGCGCCGCTCTTTCTGCCACCACGGAACAACACCGCCGAAAAGCTCGAAAAATGTGGTTTTGCCATCGCCGTGCAGCTTAGCGAGCGATTGCAGCCGGTAGCCGCGCAGGTAGAGCAGAAGGAGTTTTTCTTCGTGCTCGGTCGGTTCGGTAATCATGTAGTTTTCTCCGCAAATTGTTCGATGCAGTAATTGCACGCGCGAGTGAAAAGCTCGTCGGCGATCTCGCGGATTGGTTCGTCCGGCATTTGAAAGCCATGGTGCCAGTAGCTGATCGGCAAAGGGCGGTAGCCGTCGAGCTCGAACTTCATTTGCCAGTGCCCGAATGTGACTGTGTGGCTCATGGGTCTAATCCAAAATCTCGCACAATCGCCTCTAGCCGGTCGGCCAGCATCTTGGCGTCGGCGCAGCGGTCACGGTTGATCTTGGAATCCGAGAGCACGGTAGCCTTGGTTGCGTGGCGGCGAATCGTGGCGGCTGCATCAGCACAACGGCTTGCGGCTCGGTCGTACTCGTTCACAAGGTCGCCGTCCTCGATCTGCTGGTTTCTCATGGTGATCTCGTCTGATTGGTTGGCGTAAATGTTGTTCATGGCTGCGTGTCCTCGTCGGGATCATCGTCCCGAATCTGTAGGAATATCGGCGGCTCGAAGGCGCTGTAACCTACTGCGCGCACTTTCTGCTTCGCTCCGCAGTAGGGGCAGTAGCTCCAAGACTCTTCGAGGGGCTCGAGGCAGTGCTGGCATTTCATTGCTCCACCTGCTCGTATCGAACGCAGAGTGGACGCGATCCGGATTCGTACGGAATGCTCACCACCTTGTGGCAAACATCCTCACGAACCGTCTCCACTATCGCCAGGCCGAACAGCACAAACCAGCCAAACAGCACAGCAGCAGAGAAAGCGTAAAGGGCGAAGCGTTTCATTCCGTTTTCACCTCGTTCACTAACCCAGTGAGCAGAGCCCACAACAAAACCTCGTTGTCCTCACGCTCACGTCGGCCGGTGTCAACGGGCGGAATCTCACCGTGCTCCCAAAGGCGGTCAATCTCAGCATCGCTAAACTCTGACGGGGTTCTGCGCTTCACGGCGTCACTCCAAGGCTTTTCATGTGCGCCACGAGCTCGTCACGCTCGCGCAACGCTTGCAGCTCAACAAGAGCCTCGCAAGCCATCGCGCAGAACGCGGCCGATTCGTACTGCCCGCGAGCCGCAAGACTGGCGCCGATGCTTTCCATCTGCTCGGCGAGCTGGGCAGCGTTGTAAAGATCGGACCACTTAGCGGTAGACGTGGTGCCGTCCCATTCGAAGTTGTCGTCGTACTTGTCGAGGTCGATGGTCATTGGGCTGCTCCTTGGTCGATGTGCCTATTCTGCACAACACAGAACACTTGTCAAGCAGTTCGGCGAATGCTAGTCTAGGCGCCATGATGACACCGCAGACCCTTCTCCTCAATCTAGCGAAAGAGGACACATGGCGGGAGCTAGGCGAGTTTTTCGACCTGCCGGCTTCCTATCTCCACGACGTGGCGCACGGCAAAAGGCCAGCTAGCGAGAAGCTACTGGATAAGCTGGACTTGGAGCGCGTCGTCACCTATAGACGCAAGCGGGCATGAAACCACTCGCCATAGACCTGTTCTGCGGCCTAGGCGGCTGGACTGACGGCCTACTAGCCGCTGGCTACGACGTGATCGGCTTCGACAACGAGCGTCACGAGTACGGCGTGCACAAGTACCCAGCTCAGTTAGTGTTGCAGGACGTTCGCACCCTTCACGGTTCGCAGTTCAAAGACGCCGCGCTGATTGTCGCTTCGCCGCCGTGTACCGAGTTCAGCTATATGGCGATGCCGTGGACGCGGGCGAAGCAGATAGCCCATGCCCTGAGCTGGCAGGGCGAATTCCCCGCTGATTATAGCGGATCGCGTACTATCCCGGCGCTAACCGAACTATTTCGCGCCTGCTTCCGCATCCAACGTGAGGCAATCGAAGCTGCTGGGCATCACATCCCGCTCGTAGTCGAGAACGTGCGTGGAGCTCAGCCGTGGGTCGGGCGGTCGCGGTGGTGTTATGGCTCTTTCCACCTTTGGGGCGATGTGCCTGCACTCATGCCGAAGGGGCGGAATCCTGATGGGCGGAAGATGGGCGGGGACTGGTTCGATCAATCATGCCCGCCCTATGCGCCACGTCGTTCCAAGGGCACGAAGCGCCGAGCAGCTTCAGCGCTAATCGCCAAGATCCCCTTCGAGCTTTCCCGCCACATTGCGCAAACGTGGCTCACGCCGCTAGAAGCTCCCGGAGCTCCGCAATGATTGGAACCTCAGCCACGACAATCACCAGCTCATCGGGCTCAAAGGTTTCCGGTGCCCGGATGGGCTGCAAGTCCTCGAGACGAACTATGCGCGGTGACGTTTCGTGACGCATGGTGACGCCCTCCAAACAGCAAAGCCCCTTTCGGGGCCTTGCGACTACTCCTCCAGTGGAGTAGATTTCAATTCGTCGGGTCTGGATTGGCGTCCAACCGGCAGCAAGTGTAACGAGCACTCACTCCTTCACCGACTTGCCGCCAGTTTAACACAAGCCAAATCCGACCGTGCAAACGGGCGGGAAATCATAACGTTGGCGTCTGCACGGCACCGCGCTACCAAGGGATTCGAGCGAAGCGCAGCGGTAGGCGAACGGAAGCCGCAAGACTCGACGGGAAACCGACAGTGGCCGTTCACACCTCTAAGCCCCGGTGGCATGGAGTCTGCGCCTGGTATCCCTTCATTGGGATAACTCGGCGCACCCCGTCACCCCGGAAGCATCCCTACTAAGAGAAAGAGTTATGCAGTGCAAATGCGGTGGCGAAACCAACGATCACGAAGTAGTACGAGACGGCGCAACGGTCGCTCGTTACAAACGCTGTCGTGTTTGCGGGTTCATCGCTTGGATTTGGAACATGCCCGAGTGGCCTCGTGAAAGATTCTGGGCGGAAGGCGCGGTCAACGAACGACAAGGCACGATGGGATTTTGACCGAAAACCTTCAAGAGGAAGAGAAGATGACCCACGACGAAGCGGTTAGAAAGCTGACGGCCATGATGGACCTAATGGGCCGTGACCCTGAGAAAGCGCACTCTGAAGCGGATGCAATCTTGCTGAAGTACCTAGAGCACAACGATGCCATAGAGATAGCTGCGGCGTATAGAGCTGCGCGTGATGCTGTCGGTTTTTGGTACGCATGATGGACGACGTAGCTAGAGACCTAGCCCGAGCCCGCCTAGCCGGAGAGATGCAAGCCGCTCACAAGATCCGTGACTTGGCTTGGGCAGCTTTGAAGAACGGGACCAGACCGGAATATCTGGCTATGCGCTACAACATTCCACTGGAGGCTTTGCTGCGAGGCAAGGCGGAACTTGAACGAAGGGCAGCAGAGAAAGCGAATGTCAGCACTACACCTCCGCCTTAACGACGTCCGCCTAGTGCGCGAGTTGTACTTCACTCGCAAGGCGTACCGAATGTCTGCTGCGGAGATCGCGCACAAATTCGAGATCGACAGGCGGACTTTGTACAAATGGGCTCGATTGACCGAAAACGAAATGCGGGATTTGGAGATCAGGAGTAAGCAATCATGAACCAAACGAAACAAGTACTGCGCTGGCTCGAGCGAGTCGGCCCGATTGATCCGATGACGGCGCTGAAGAAAATTGGCACGATGAGACTCGGCGCCAGAATTTACGACCTTCGTCTCGACGGCGTTGACATTCGCACCGACTACAAGCGCACTCGTGGAGGTGCTCGTGTGGCTGTTTATTCGTTGGTGCGGGGATGAGTTATAGCGCTTTTCTTGAGAACAAGTCTCAGCTCGACGCTGGCGACGGGTTTGAGCCTGTGTGGATGCCGGATTTCCTGTTCGACTTCCAACAGTCGCTAGTTGACTGGGCGATACGGAAGGGTCGTTCGGCCATCTTCGCCGACTGCGGTCTCGGCAAGACTCCGATGCAGCTCGTGTGGGCCGAGAACGTGGTGCGCAAGACGAATAAGCCGGTGTTAGTGTTGACTCCGTTAGCGGTCTCTCAGCAAACGGTTAGCGAGGCTGAGAAGTTCGGCATCGAGGCTCGGCGTTGTCCTGATGGAAAAGTAGCAGGATCACACATCGCAGTCGTGAACTATGAACGGCTTCACTACTTCAGCCCGTCAGACTTCGGGGGCGTTGTTTGCGACGAGTCGAGCATCCTGAAATCGTTTGACGGATCGACCCGGCAAGCCATCACAGAGTTTATGCGCAAGATCCCGTATCGGCTGCTGTGCACAGCTACAGCGGCACCAAACGATTACACCGAGCTCGGAACCTCGAGCGAGGCTCTTGGGTATCTCGGGCATATGGACATGCTGGCACGGTTCTTCAAGAACGATCAGAACACAAGCAAGCCAGTTATTTATCGACAGCGCGGCAAGGACTTTCAAAAACTGGACGATGCCGCCAAATGGCGTTTCAAGGGCCACGCCGAGCTGCCGTTCTGGCGCTGGGTTTGCTCCTGGGCTCGAGCGTGCCGGCGCCCGTCTGATCTCGGATTCGATGACAGTCGGTTCGTTCTACCGCCGCTGATCGAGCGTGAGCATGTGGTGGAGGTAAAGACGCTAGCGAACGGTGCGCTGTTCTCTCTGCCAGCAGTGGGGCTGAAAGAGCAGCGAGACGAGAGCCGTCGTTCAATTCAGGAGCGGTGTGAGAAAGTCGCGAAGCTCGTAGACACCGGGCACTCCGCGCTTGTGTGGTGTCACCTTAACGACGAGGGCGACTACCTGGCCGACGCGATACCGGATGCGCGGCAGGTTAGCGGGAAACAATCTGACGAGCAGAAAGAGGAACTGTTCCTAGCGTTCGCGAACGGGCAACTGCGCGTGCTCGTGACTAAGCCAAAGATAGGCGCGTGGGGTTTGAACTTCCAGCACAACGCGCACATCACATTCTTCCCGTCGCATTCGTTCGAGCAGTACTACCAAGGGGTGCGCCGCTCCTGGCGGTTTGGGCAAAAGCGGACGGTGCACGTTGACGTGGTGACGACCGAAGGCGGACTCGGTGTGCTCAAGAACTTGCAGCGTAAAGCGCAGGCAGCCGACCGCATGTTTTCAAATCTAGTCGCAGAAATGAACCGCTCGCAAAATCTTGCGAGGGGCCGAGTATTCACGAATCAAGAGAAGGTGCCGGCATGGCTGTAGCCAACCAGAACATCACGAATCGTTACGCCATTTACGAGGGGGATTGCATAGAGGTTATGCAGACGTTTCCGGACGAGTGCATTCACCTGTCGGTGTATTCTCCTCCTTTCGGTGGTCTCTACCACTATTCGAGCGATGACCGCGATCTATCGAACAACAACAGTTACGCGGAGTTCTTGGAGCATTACGGCTACGTGGTGCGCGAGATTGCGCGGCTGACGATGCCTGGCAGAATGACGGCCGTGCATTGTATGGACGTGCCCAGTGGCAACAGCGGCACTGACTTCCTGATTGATTTTCCGGGCGACATCATCCGTCTGCACGAGAAGGAAGGGTTTAGGTACATCGCGCGCTATGCCGTGTGGAAAGAACCGCTCGGCGTTCGAAATCGCACGATGGCGAAGAACCTAGCGCACAAAACCATCGTCGATGATTCCTCGCGATGTAGCGTCGCTAGTGCCGATTGGCTGCTCGTGTTCCGCCGGCAAGGTGAGAACAAAATCCCAATCGAGCATCCGGTGGGGCTACTCGAATACGCTGGCGAGCGCAGTCCGCCGAACGAAGTTCTACAGTGGCGCGGATGGTCAGGCAATCAGATCGAGAATCGCTACTCGCATTGGATCTGGCGGCAGTACGCCTCGGCGTTTTGGGACGATGTGCGGATCGGACGAGTGCTGCCGTTTCGCGATGCTCGAGACGAGGAGGACGAGAAGCACGTTCATCCGTTACAGCTTGATGTGATCGACCGCGTACTCACGTTGTGGTCGAATCCTGGCGAGAAGGTTCTAACGCCGTTCATGGGCGTAGGTTCTGAGGTCTATGCGTCGGTGGCTCAAGGGCGTCTCGGTATCGGCGTCGAACTGAAACCGAGCTATTACCGGCAAGCCGTCAAGAACATCGAAGCCGCTGCGGCAGGGACTGACAACGTTTCACCGCAGGATGATCTGTTCGGTTCAGAAGATGCGGCCTAAGCGCAGCTACCGAACCATGACACGCGAGAAGGCCCACGAGATTAGACGCAGATACCTAGCGAGGGAGGCGAAGCAATCAGAGCTCGCAATCGAGTATGGCATCACGCAAGGAAAAGTCAGCGCGATCGTCTCGCAAAGAGTCTGGGCGTAGGTATGAGCCTCCAATCGTCTTCGGTCTCTGCGATCACTGCGGCCAGAGCGGGCAGATTGGACGCGAGATCCATCCGTACTCGGTCGAGTTCAAAGTAACCAAGTGGCTTCACAGGTCCTGTTATGAATCGTCCCGTCTTGAAGCTGCAAACCGCCCGCCGCCCTCGCCTGAAAAAGTGCCGAGCGCCTAACTGCGTGAACGAGTTCGAGCCAAAGCGAATAGGGCAGAAGACTTGCAGCGTGAAATGCGCCATAGCGTTCATGCGCGTCGAGCAAGCCGAGAAGAATCTGCGCGTGATTCGAGCCGAGCGGCAGGTTTGGAGGGCGAAGAACAAGCCTATAAGCAAGCTACTCGCCGAGGCGCAGAAGGAGTTCAACCGATTTATTTTGCAGCGGGACTATGGCAAGGCGTGCATCTCGTGCGGTCGTTTGACTGGGGCGAAGATGAACGCGGGCCACTATCGAAGCGTCGGAGCAGCGCCGCAGCACCGGTTCAACGAGCTGAACGTCCACGCACAATGTGAGCATTGCAACTCGTACCTGTCAGGCAACCAAATCGAGTACCGCAAGCGGCTTGTCGAGTTGATTGGACTCGCGGTGGTTGAGCGCATCGAGAACAAGAACGACGCGCCGAAGTGGCAGCGTGACGAGCTCGTGCAGCTCCGTAGGGCCTATTTGCGGTGGTGGAAAGAAGCGAGGGCAAAGCGTGAAGGTGCTTGATATCGAGAGTCGCGCTAACGAAGCGCTCGCCTACCTCACCGGCAGCGACGAGCAAGCCGCCGACCTAAAGCACGCCGCCGACGTAGCCGAGGCCCGCTACGAATCCACTGTAGACGCTTTGTTCCTTCACATGGATGGTCCGGTTGAGGTTCGCAAAGCCGCTGCTAGGTCAGAAAACAGCGCTCAGGCGATGAGGCTCGAATACCTCGAAGCGCAACGAAAGTACGATGCGGTCGCGAACAAGCGCCGATCAGAAGCGATGGCGGTCGAGTGGTGTCGTTCGCTGTATTCCAACTACAGGCAAGGCAAGTGAAAAAGGACGACGCAGCGATTCTGGCTCTAGTGATTGGGGCGGCGTTTGTGCTCGCCGCCGCAGCCTATACAGATTGGCGCTTGGCGTTAGCCGTGGTCGGGGCTGTTCTTGTATGGGCTGGCTGGAGGTCAATTTGATCGAGTCCTACCGCACCCACCTAGGCTGCTACGTCGTGAGAAGCACGTCTGACCTTCAAGGCTTTGAGGTCGAGCACATCTGCCTGATGGGCGGGATTTTGCAGGCGGAACCTGTAGACATTCCGGCCGTGCCAATAGAAACTAGACCGCATGACCACGATTTGGGATAGAGCCTCAACAACCGCTGCGGCTCTATCGCTAACCGACAAGATACCCGTTCATCGCACCGGGCAACCAGGTGGAAACTCGATTGTACTTAGCGAGTTTGGCGCCTATCTTGGCTATGTTGAGACCTACGCTGGTGGTCTAACGGGTGTCGGGATCATACAAGCTACAGCCACTCAGCTCGCCGCGAACAAGAACATAGCGACCACTGTCACGTCGTCTAATAATGCTTTCAAAGCTCCTGCGGGTACTGCCTTGCTTCGCTATTTCGTTTTCTTCAACGATGACGCTGCGGACAATGCTCAGTTGTTCCCTACCTCTGGGGAGGATCTTGGAGCGGGTACGAATGCCGCGCTTTCGATTGCTCCGGGGGACTGGGCGTATTTCGAGCACAAAAGCGCTACAGCTTGGTTCTTGGTTAGCGGGACGGTGTTTATCTAATGGCTAACATTCTTGTAGGCGGGGTGAACCTCAAGACGCTGGGGATGCATGGCGGGGTAGCGAACGCGAAAAACTATGGCGCTCTGGCGAACGACACCTATGACAACTCCGGCATTGTGCAGGCACTCATAGACGCGTGGGAGCTGTTGGACGGCGGGACTATTGTTTTCCCTGCTAGCCAAGAGGGGGCGCGTTATAGATTCACGACCGGCGTTATTAACGACTCTATAAAGTTTGTGAACTTTGCTGGGACTGGCGCAAGCCCAGCCAACTACACAACCGGCGGCACGGCTTCGGTGTTATGGCTTGATAGCGCCACTGATGATGCGGCACTCATTAAATATGCATTCACGGGTGCAGCAAGCGGCGGGCAGATCGTGGAACGGCTGACGCTCATGGGAAATTTCCCTGGTGCCGGTGCCAATCAGTCGGGGATTGTGTTTGCTGGGCGATGCAATAACCACACGATTCGCAACTGTGGTTTTCATTTATTCACAGGGTACGCCGTCGCTCACGATCCAACGGTTGGCGCGTCGTATCACCAAAACGCAGCGATGCGCGACTGTCATTTTTGGTCGGTTGGCGGATGCTTCGGCCCAACTGTTGAGTACACCATCCCATCAAGCTATCTATTCTCTACTCTTTATACGTTTGACAATGTTGGCCTGGATGTTGGCATCTATGGTGGCATCACACCAAAGCCGTTTATTTGGGATTTTCGATCAACGCGAAGTGTCGTGTGTACTGGTGTTTTTCTCATAGAAGGCGCTGGCCTTGCCGGAATGACGGCTGCTGTTGCCCTGTCTACGGGTGGTGCAAAGTTTGAAAAAATCCACTACGAGATTACCTCCAATGACCCGGATCATTTGTTTGCTCTGTACGGGAATATCAGCACGCTTTCTGACGGGGCGTCGACGCTCAAGATAGGCGAAGTCGGCATTGAGGCCGGTGTTGGTATTTGGTTCGAGAACATCTCCGATAACGAGAAGACCGTCGAGATTGGCAGATTAACTGCATACGCAGCCAACGAAATTAGTGACCTGTTCGAGTGGGAAGACGGGATCAACGTCAATTCTAGCGGCCATGTAACGGTGGGGCACTTAGAGACCAAAAACCTTTTTCCTGACATACCCGAAACCTATCGGGGGCGCGTGAAGCTTGGGATGGTCGGGGCTGACCATCAGTCGAGAATAATCACCAATCAGAGCGCCCGTATGCTGATGCGGTGGAACGCTAACGATGGATCGATGCTCGGCGACTGGGGCGAGGTCGTGGTAAACGATCTGTTTTCGACAATCGCCAGTCATGCCATTGAGGTCGACGGTAACTTTTTGTGTCAAAGGTTTACTGGGGAAGGCGTGACGTATTTCCTTCCGCATGTACGATGGCAAATAAGAGGCGACATTTACGAGGGGGCAACGGTCACGATAGCCATTAGCTATCGGTGTACGGTCAACGCAGCCGATAGCGGCATCACTCCGCTGCTGTATTCAACTTCAGCCAATATCACCGATGTAGAGAGAACAGGGCTCGGTAGTAAGAATCGCTCTGATTACACCGTAGGCGTCGCGACCGGAATTCTTTTGGATGGTAACGTCGATCCCAACCGCTTTTTTGAATGGAGCTCAAGCGGTGGGACTCCGACTGTTCCTGTTGTCATCCGAATGACAGCGGTTGAGATCTGGTTGGGCCAGCCATCCGATATCCAGTTGGTGCCCGCGCGAATCGGCACCGTCCCCACGTTCGGCGCTTCTGACGCAACGCCTTCGGTCACTGGTCACAAGACCTGGAAAACTGGCACATCGGGTTTGACCATCACCGACCTAGACGATTTCCCCGCAGGCGAAGAGCGAACGATCATCAGCAAGGGCGCGATTGTCTTCGATACCACTGGGACTAATCTCGTTGGCAGCTCGGTGGATATCACCACAGCATCCGGGGATATCACCCGCTGGGTGAGCGAGGACGGCACGACTAAACGCCTACTCTCCTTTGTGGACGTGAGCGTAGACAACTCCGCAGGGGCATAAATGGCAATCGGCACTAACTCGACCATCGTATTTTGGGGCACGCAGGACCAGATCGACGATGGCTCCACAGCGACCGTTGCTAACAATGCGATGTCTGAGGCGAGCTCGGCGTGGACGAACGATGATGATTCGCCCTTTGCCCAGTTCGTGCTCGAGTGCCAATTTGACACTACGTTCCCGACGGTAGGGAGTATTGATCTGTACTGCCGACCGCTGAACGTGCAGAGCACGAACGACCCTCTGGCGCCTACTACCAGCAACCTCGTGTTTTACGTTGGCAGCTTTCCAATTCCCTTTGCTGGTATAGCAGCCGATAACAATTTCTTCACCGTAATTCCGAAAGCCGAGTTACCTGGCTTCCAAACCGAACAGGTCTACGAGTTCTACTTTCACAACAACGCGAGCGGTCAGACGATTGGCGTTGACTGGAATCTCTGGGTGACGCCGTTCACCTACGGGCCGCATCCGTAATGCCTGGTGCGATTCAACTCTCTGACGCTCGTCAGCCTCGATACGCTGCTGGCAGTCTCACTCAAGGGCTTGTGTGCGCGATTCACTGGGGCTCGCAGCATCGCGCGGTGTTCAACTCAGCTCAGAGGACACGAGGAAGCGTCGCTGTTGGGATATCTGGCGGGAATGCACACATACGCCATTGGGGCGGATTGAGCGGGATTGGCTGGTCTACATCCGCTGGTGCCCAGTACATCACGGCTTGTGATGAGGACGATATCGGATTTGCGGGGACGACGATTTATTGCCTCCAGCGTCACACAGACACAACACTAAGGGGATCGAGCTTGTTCGGTCTCTTTGATGGTGGGGGTACTACAGGGCGCTGCGGCGCACACGCTCCGTTCTCGGACGGGACCGTCTATTGGGATTATGGCGGATCAACTGGAGGCCAAAGACTTACATGGACTGGGCTAGGCGGAAAAGATGTCAATCGGATGAATAGGTGGTGCTTCGTTGCTGCACGCAGAGGGCTGGAAATCTGGCACCAAGGTATCCTGCGCAGTTCAAATTCAACGGCAGCGAGCCGTGCGTCAGCGACCGATGATCGATTCGTGATTAGCGGCGGGCAAGCGAGCGTGCCTGGCTCTGGTATTGGCGACATCGTAGAAGTCTACCTCTTCCTCGTCTGGAACCGCGGTCTCTCTCAAGGCGAAGTGCGCCGTCTAGATGCAAACCCATGGCAAGTCTTCGCCACGAGTGACATTCAGCGGTCATTTGTGCCTGGTGCTGGAGTGAGCACTGTCTACGTGCCTGGACTCGATCAGCGTAATGTCCGCCACAGTGGAAGGTTTGCAGCATGAACGGAACACCGATTGACTGGGGCGACGGAACTTATATCGAGTGGGAAACCGGAACCACGATGCTGTGGGAAATCAATCGGTTTATCTACACGTTCTCGGCCATCGTGCTGAGGAAGCGAACGAGATAGTGCATGGCCTGGACGTGGGAGCCTGCGGGGGATCAGAACTTCTGGGCCGAGGAGTCCGTAACTGGACTGCGTTTGCTCGTTGAGCGGAAGGGCAACACCTACGATTTCAACGGCCGCATCTACCTCCAGCAGCAGATAGCTCAGGATTCCGTACAATCCTACGGGGATGACGCGATCATCCGGCACGAGAAGCCGCCCCGATAATGGCTGCCACACTTCACGACACTTCACTTGGAACGGTGGATGGCAGCGGCACAGACTTGTCTGCGAGCGACGCGCTTACGGTCACAGCCGGGGATTTGGTCGTTGCCGGATTCAAGTGGGAAGGCGCTGACGGTGCAACGGCAATACTCGACACGGGGGCTTCGACCCCGGCATTCTCGGTTGCCAATGCGGCTCAATTTCACGAAGGGCCGGGAGACTTAAGCGGCGGGGTTTGGTATTG